TTTCTAAATTTTTAATCTGTTCTTTAATTGCTTTCATTGTTTTATCTCCTTTTTTATTTTGTTCTCTCTGTTCTTGATTATATTATAACACAAATAAAACAGATGTCAATAGATATTTTAAAATTATTTAAACAAAAATAAAGCTTATATACTACATAAATTAATATATAATATATAAGCTTATTAAATAAGTGTTGGTATAAATTTGTTTATTGTTTTGTTTTAACTATCTGTTTTTGTTATGTTCTTCCATTGCTTTTCTTTCTTTTGCTGTAAATTCATCTTCATATTTGGACTTATACTTTTTATGGTATTTATCCTGCATACTATGAATTGAAACAGAATCATACCCAGTACCGTTTAACTGTTCGCACATTCTGTTTATTTCTTTGATTTCTTTTGTTACATTTTTTACTAACTTAGAAATATAATCCGCATCTGCTGTCATACCATAATTTGTACACTGTTGCCATAATTCCTCATATAATTGTTTTGTTTGTTCTTCCCAGTCTTTATATCTCTGCATAGCAGACCGAACAAACTTTGGTAACACGTTGTCATTAACATCTGTTGTGGTATATCTACTCCAGTCGGAAGGAAGAACCTGTGGTAAATCAACCTGTTTCATTGGTATTATTTTATGATGCAAATTAATATATTTATGATGCAATTTTCTTTTGCCTGCTACCTCGCTCATATACTGATATTCTAACTTACGCTTGAATCCTTGCAAGCCTAAGAAACAAAAGTAATCGGCTAATTGTTCATGCATACTCAAAGCCTTTTGCATATGTTCATCAAGTCTTAAATATATTTCTTCTGCACACTGTTCCTTTTCTCTCTCACTTGTTTTCTGCATGGAATAACTTTTGTTTTGTTTTGTTTCAACAGCAGACCACGGCTGTTCATCCTGTCTATTCATATCTTGTTGTCCATTATACATTTCATTCATTCAAAACACCTCCTAGATTGTTGGGAAATTATATGCTGTTTTGTTTAATTCACAAGAAGAAACAACAAAAGTTCCGCTGTCTGTTGCTACGTTTGTATGATATACTCTACGACTTCTTATTTGGTCTGCATGAACATTGTTCCCACATTTTGTTCTTAAAACATACTGCGTTGTTCCTGCTCCAAGCGTAATTGCTACTATGTCTGCACTAGACACCCCTGTCGGTAATCCTTGTGCAACACAAATACATACTTTTTGTTTATTCGCAAAAGTTTCCTGTGGTATGTTTAATATTAAAACACCATCTGTCAAGGTTACACTATTTGTTTTAACGAAGTGTACACATCCTCCACAACCATAACCATTGTTATTATATAAACTACATGACATAATTCTCAAACCCCTCTCTAACGCTCTACAAGCCGAAATAAGGACGGTATTTCTACCGCCCTACATTCTCACGCTCTAAGCGGATAAAATACTACCTAGCACCCACAGCAATTATTATAACCGTTGCCACATCGAGAATACATATAAGCACTCTCATAAGGTGAACAGGTCTGATAAGCTGGAATTGGTGTTGGTCTTAAAGTGGAAATTAATGTTGCATTTTGTGCCTGCTGACTTAACTGGAAATTAGCTGTTTGAAGTTCATCCCTTAATGACTGCATTTCATTCTGTGTCATTAATGCTCTTGTTGCATCACCATCTGCTTTGATAGCGTTAACAATGTCACAAGTATTACGAGCGTTTTCATAACGCACAGCATCAAGATTCCGATTAGTCGTACAGCAACAGTCTGCTAACTGTGCGGCAAGTGCATTTGTGTTCTGCATACCTGCAACGGCTACGTTATTAATCGCCTGCTGTGTGCCATTAAAACCATTTAAGAGTGAAGTGTTCATAGCATAGAAACCATCACAAAGTCCACTCTCTAAACCATTCAGTTTGTTAATAACCGCTTGGTTATCAAAACCTCTTTGAATGGCTGAATCTGTATATGCACTTGCTGTACTATTCATGCCGTTACCTCCCCAGTTTCCTCCCCAGTTACCGCCCCATGCAAGTAAGAAGAAAAGGAAAAATACCCAACTGCCATTGCCATCAAACATACCTTCATTGTCTCTGCCTAATGCTAAAGCATCAGCTACGCTTAATCCACTACCATCCATACCCATAATAAGTACCTCCTGTATGATTTTTATTTATATAAACCACTATTGGTTCATACCTTATTTTCTAAATGCTGACTGCATTTGTTTCATTTGATTTTGAAACTGATTATATGCATCATCTAAGCTAATGCCTCTCTGTTTACAAAGATTATTTGCTACCTGTTTCAATTCATTTTCTGACTTTCCTTGTGCCATTTGTTTCGCCCTTGCAAATAATGGGTTATTTCTAAACATCATTTCCAACTGGTTCATCTAGGACACCTCCTCCGAGTTCTTCTATCCTCTGATTCATTGATTTAATAACATCTTCAAAATCTGTTCTTAAAACATACATATTATTTTGTTGTGCTTGTTGCTCCTGCATTTTGTTTTGATTATTTTCTAATACATATGTTTTTAATTCCGCTGTTCCATCCAACATGATTTGTTTTGTGTAAATCTTTTTGTTTGCTACATCTGTAAAAACAAATAAGCTACCATCCAAATCTATCATACTTGCTTTTGCTTCATCATAACTAGAAACAGGTCTACAATTAATCATTTGTTGTGGTTGATTAAACGCTTGCTGACCTCTCATATATCCGTTATACTGATTTGCATATTGCTGTTGGTCGTATGCATTTACTCTATCTTGATACATTTGCTGTTGGTAAGGACTCAACGGCTTTCCCATGCCATAACCACCATAAGGGTATGTCATTTCCTCTCCCTCCCTTCCTTTTGTATGACTACATTATACAACTATTATTGTAACAAAAGTATAAACAAAATGTATTTCTAGTACACAAAAAGGAGATACAAAAACGTATCTCCCTTACTTTACATAATATTTCCAATTTTAATCAATAGTTTTCTGTGCTTATTCTTGACAGACGATTCTGACATACCTAATATATCTGCAATGTATCCCAAAGACTTTCCTTGTTTATAATGCATTTCTATAATCTTTTTGTCTTCTTCACTTGCCATTAGATTATTCAACAACCTATCAAAATCCTCCACGGAATCTATTTGTTTTAGTTTCTTTCGAGTCAAGGCATTTTCTTTGTTCATGCCACCACCCCTATTTCATAAACTTACCACAATTAGGACAACGCTTTTGTCCTGTTGTGCTTTTACCTGTCTTTCTTCCACTACCTTCTCAAACCCTTCTTCTTGTTGTTGTTCTTGTCACCTTAACATATGCCTTAGCCATAATTTATCCTCCTATTTCTTTTCATTATGAACTGCGTTGCCATTATATTGATTTCCGCTTACATCATTATCATTGTACTCTGCATTTGCATTTTCTCCCTCTGTTCCAACCTCAATCTTTTCTGTTGTAGTTGTTTCAAACTGTGACTCATAATAAACAAAACCAGAATATCCAACAACTGCTTCGACAAACATTAAAACAATTAATAACACAATAATTTTATCTTTTATTTTGTTAGACCTTGCATATTCCTTCTGTACATCCAACAATACTTTATTCACTGTTTTATCATCCATAAAACTCACCTCTAATTTTCATACCTTCTACATACAATTCTCAAGAACCCTGTAGTCCGATATTGCTCTATTAAATTATACAATGCCTTGCTAATTGTTATTCTTGCCGTGACATTCCTCTGTGAAGTTGAATCAATCGTTATCTGATATGTAAAATATTGTTTTATTGTTACGTTGCCAAAATCATCTGAACTTACATAAGGTATTGGTATGTGTCTACTAAGGTTTAAATCATAATACAAACATTCTATTGTAAACTTATCATTACCCTTTCCAAATATATTACCATAACTAATATATGCCGTTCCATTTGTATTTTGTGTAAATTTTGTAGCATTTACACGTTCACTTGTTTGCCAATCCTTTGGTGTTAGGTTGCTCATAGACTCTTCAAACTCTCTTAAAGTTTGTTGTGCTTGATTTGCTATTGTTTGTAAACTTTTTGGAGAGCCAACCATAAAATCTTCTCTTAAATCCGTTACTGACACACCATCCGATGTATAAGAAACAGTTCCTAATAAGATTCCATATTGTGCATCTGTTTTTGGAACATTTGGCTGTCCATCTACTAAATCAAGTAATTCAACTCTCATTCTTCTATCAGCCGCAACATACATTAATGCGATTGCTTTTGCTGTATTAACAGTTAAAGATATTTCCAAGTCCTGTTCATCGAGTATGTACCAATACCCATTAATAAATGCCTTTCCCTTCTTAATAAAAAGACTCGTTCCACTACTATATGGCTTTAACCCTTGCACTGTTGTCTTGTCAATCGTTCCTGTTAATGTTTCTGAATCCTCGACATATATTCCATTCGGAATAAATAAACTTAAACAATCTGCAAAATCTTCGGCTTGATATGTTCTATCATATGCATCATCTTGTAGCCTTGCATTAAAAAATCCACTTCTTTCTGCCATTTTGTTCTCCTTTCTCTTTTCTTTTATTATAACAATATATTATAATTTGTCAAGTTTTATTTTACTCTTTTCCAGATATAGCAAGTAATATATGGTTGTAAATTGTTATGAGCTACCCCTTCTCCTGTGCTTCCGATATTATTACCAACTGTTGCCCCAGTATTAGAGCTATGACACGTTACATGAGTATTTCCACTATTATTTATTGTTATATTTGTACGTTTCGCATAGTTAGCATGTGTATGGTGTGGCAACTCACTGACAACCAGTGTATGAGTTTTTTCTCCACCTGTTTTTTCTGCTGTATTAAAATCACTGTCATTTTCATCGACTCCAACAAGCACCCTACCTTTAATTCGTTCCCATGTTCCACCCCACTTTTCATTAGGGTCAAAACTTGAATCCATTGTTTCATATACCGAGCCAACTGGATAAAACATGTTTAATAAATCAGAAATCTTTTTATCAATATACTTTATATTATTACTAATTTCCTCTACACTTGCACTTATTGTTCTTATGTCTTTTATTTCTATTTTATTTGCTTTTCCATATTCAAATGTTATATCATTTATTGTTTCATTATTTTGTAGCGTTGTAGTAACTTCTACAATTTGAGCATCTATTTCAATACCCAAATCCCTGTCTTGTATTGTCACCCAGTCTCCTAAATCATAATCTCTCATATAGACATATCTTTGATTATGCTCATTTACTGTTGCCGAATATTCGTCCATAATAGCATTTTCTTGAAACTTCTCATATGCTCTCTGTTCTATTAATTTGTCATATTCTTCATCAGTTAATGTAGTATCATCTTCGCCTTCACTCTGAATGTCTCTTGCATCTATCCATAATTCTTCTCTGTTCCATGCGTTTCTCTTATTTTCTGAATCCTTTTGAATCTCATACCATTTTCTCTCTGCTCCTTCTCCCTCTCCTGCAATATAAGCCACATTCATATCGCTTTCAGAGTCATAGGAATAACTGGCTCTTTTTATATTTGACAATGATTTAGAAAATATAACTGTGTTTAATCCATTACCTCTTGTCCTATCCACTCCTGTTTTTATTAGCACTTCAAAACCTGCTACATTTGACAATCCCGAAAGATGTTCTCCATATACACTTGACAATTCAAATGTTTTATTTATTTTTGGTGCAATAACTATCCCTAATTTATATTGTTCAAAATAATCAGACATTTCCTCCCATAACTGACCGCCTGTTATTTGTTTTGTTATAAGTGTGTCCTCATATACTTTATTATCTTTCTGATAACTTATATTCATATCAACATAACGCTCTGTATTCTTCTCAAAACACCTTGTTATTAAATCTGTAACATATGCTATCAGCTCCGTATTTTTATAATCAAAAGTACCTGCAATTACTCTCTTGGAAAATAAAAATGGCATCAATCTTCCTTCAATTTTTATTGTCGAAGGATAATCTGCATCTTCATCATTCTCTTTTGAGACTTTTTCAATTTTTCCAAATACATTATGCAAAGTATTCCAATCATCACTTTTTGTTTTATCGTTTGACATATACAATAAAACATAATATGTTTTTGTCTTGTCTAACAGAAACAAATTTTCATCAACATATCTTGCATTAATAGAAAAAGTTCCAATATCTCTAAACTTGTTGTTCCATTGTGCCATTTCATATTGTCGCAACAATCCAACTCTTCTTAAATTCTCATTAAATATCCATAACATAACTACATTGCCCCAATATTAAAATACTGATTGTCATAATACAAAGTAACTTCTAGCTGTCCTGTTGAACTATCATCAACTTCATACATGACAATGTTTTCACCTTTTTGCAACTGAAAGAAAACGCTATCTAGAGTTATTTCTCCTATTAAATCTTTTGTTTTCCCCTCAGAAGAATCATAATAATAAATGTTCTCTTCTCCATTATTTGTGTCAATAACAATATAGTCTTCTGTTTCAAAACTATCAACAACGACTGAATCGAACACCTTAATTTGTTCTCCTGTTGTAAGATTCCTTAGTGCTGGATGTTTTACTGCTCCATTTATAACTTTCATTACTGCTATAAATCCTGCTTTTACATCCCCTGTATTTTCTATCGTTTTTGTTATTGACAACTCTTCTACACCAATTATTATACCAGTTTCTTGCGGAATTGTCAATGGAAAATGAAATCTTTTGTCAATATGTCTAAACTCTGATTTACTTCTCTCAACTTCAAAAAACATAGGATTGTAACAAGTAAATTCTGCTGTAAACAAACATAGCACCTCATTATTTTCACTTTCCTTTACAGAATACTTTATTGGTACATTTAATCGGCATTTTAAATAATAGTCTCCTGCAATTATCTCATAATCATCATAAATATTTAAAAAACTATTCAGGCTTGTTTTAAGATTTATTATGTCTTGCTCTTGCTCTTTGTAATAATTCTCCCATGTTGTTCCTGTTGATATTAATTTGTTCGATACTACATAGCCAATTAACTTTGGTTTTCTTATGCCAACAACTGTACTAGATATTGTTTCGCCTATCTGGAATGGTATCCTATAGGATTCATTAGAAATGGACGGAGTATCCCAATCCATTTCATCAATAACAAATCCTGTTGAACCATCTTTATTTATTGTTATACTTTCCCCTGTTCTTTTGTTTTCTATAACAATTTCATTTATCAAAATATCACCTCTTTCTAAACACCATATAACAATTCTTTTTTGGCTTTTTTCATTTGCCTTGAATACTCATATGGGTTTGGCTTAGTGTTATAGAAATTAAATGTATCCCCTCCTTTATCTGTTTTTTCTGTTCCCTGTTCTTTTGTTTTATCTACTTTTTCTCTCTGGTCACTTATTCTTTCAAATGTTGCGTTATTCATTTCATTTAATTGCTCTAACATTTCCAGAATATCTGCCATGTCTTCTTTTATGCTTCCAAGACCATCCAACATAGTCTCAAATGTATTTTTCATTATTATAACAAAACTTTGCATACTTGTCAATACTGACTCAGTAATTTTGCTAAATTCATTTTTGTAAACCTCAAAAGAAACACCTACATTGATTTGTTTTGTGTCAACATCTGACAACTTATCTAATTCTGTCTCTAATTGTTCATTTGCCTTTGGCATTTCATTTTTAAGTCCGACTCCAACTCCCTGTGCAATAAAACCTCCGATTTCTGCAAACACTCTTGATGGGGATTTTATTTTTAATGTCTTTTTAGCTGTTACTGTTATTTTATCAAATTCCTTCTGGACATACTTTAAAAAATCTGGGTACTTTGACTTCATTCCTTTTTTCAATCCATCTACAATGTTCTGTCCGATTTGTTTTGATGTATCTTTAACTCCAATACCTAATTTCTTTAAATCCTTTTTATATGTCTGTTCTAGTTTGTCTAATTCATTTCCTGCATTATTTACTAACGACTTAATCTGATTTATATATGTTGTCTTGTCTATTTCTCTAACCGCTTCTTTTGTTGCTAATTGTTGCTTTTCTTTCCACAGGCTGACATACTTATTCAGCTCTGTATCTGTCATACTATTTAATAACTTAATATCTGCTAAGGAATCCACACCTGCTTCTTGTAATTCCTCAATAAGACCTGTTGCAACCCCTCTCTTTCTAAGGGACTCTAATGTACTTTCCCAATCTCTCAAGCCACTAACTTGACTCTGCAAATTATCAAGTAAACCTTGTTTTGTGTTTTCTGATTGACTTTCAAACTTTTTGAACAATGATAACTGACTGTTTATTTGCTCTGCTCTCGATGTTACTGCACTATCATATTCAGACATAACTTTCTGAATATCTTCTTTTAATTTTGTTTGTACTTCTTTGACATCCTTTGCATATTCCTTGTCGAGTGCTTTCATTTTTTTATTTCTTTGCTTCTTTGCATCTCTCAATTCTGCACTTACTTTTTTATATTTTGCCGTTCCCTTCTTTGACTCTTTTAGCATCTTAGCCCAGAAATTTACTTCCAACTGCAAACTATACTTGTTATGTTTCTTTAATTCACTTAATCTTTTGTTTCCTGCACTAATATACAATTTTGCTAATTGTTCTGCATTTTTCTTTGCATTCTTCTTTTGTTTATTTACACCTTGTATAACACCCTTAACAATGTTCTGTCCAATTTGTTCATCAAACACTTTTGATGGTGAATGAATACCTAAAGCAGATTTTGCTCCGTCAACAATTCCTTTGAAAAAACTTCTTACCCTCGAAACAAAAGAACTTCTCATGCTCTGAATACCATTCCAGACACCATTTACAATGTTTGCTCCAATAGAAGCCATTTGCGAAGGTATTGACCTAGCTGTGTTTACAACACCACTTTTTAATTGATTTGCACCCTGTACACCTTTGCTGTGCATCTTAGACACCCAAGAGATTAATTTATTAATAACATTTGACAAAATTTGTTGTATTTTACTAGGTAAACTCTTAATACCATTCACAACCCCATTGATAAAACTTCTTCCTGCCTGTATAGCTTTTGCTCTCATACTTGCCGCCCATTTTGTTACATTTTGAACAGCTTTTGTTAAAAAATTTTGAACTTTACTTGGCAACTGTGTGAACCATTGTATAATAGCTGTTATAAATGCACTACCTGCTTGTTGTGCTTTTTGACCTACCTGCATTGCAAATTGTGCCACTTTTTGAATAGCCTGCGTTAACCACGTCCATATCTTTGACGGTAACTGACTAAACCATTTAATAATAGCCGCTATATACTGTGGTAACTGTACTGTTGCAAAATTATATATACCTAATGCAAACTTAGCTATATAACCAATTCCGAGTCCTATCGCATAACCCAAATAATATGGTATCTGATTAAAAAATGTTATCATACTATTTATTGCATTTGGCAATGTTACTGTTACAAAATTCGTAAAGGCTTCTGGTATTGTCACTGTGAAGAAATTAATAATACTATCAACAATTCCCCCTATTGTTTCAATAAAACCATTAAATGCTTCTGGTATTGTTTCTGTAAAAAATGCTACAATACTATTTGCAAATCCCTGTATTGTCTCAATTGCCGAATCAATAAATTCTGGTAAGGTTTCTGTAAAAAATCCTCCGACTATTTCAAACGCATTATTTACTACCTCTGGTATTTGTTCAAAGATTTCAGATATTGTTTCAAAAAATGTTTGAAACAACTCTGCTATATCTTCCAAACCCAAAGCACTTAATATATTTGCTCCGAGTTCTCCAACTAGCGACAATATGTTACTTGCCAATCCTGTTATCCCTGTCAACAATCCACTAAATATTGTTCCGATTCCTTCTGTAACCAATTCTACATCGCCATTAATAATTCCAACGGCTGTTTGCACGATTCCCTCAATAATCGTCATGACAGATTCTATTACTGTTGCTACCCCTTGAAAAGCGTTTGTAAATAAAGGTGCTATTATGTTACAAAACCCTATCCATAACGACTTGAGAACATTAATTACTCCCGAAAAATCTACATTCAAATTTGATAGTGTTTCTTTTATGCTGTTTATCGACTCACCTATTTTTGCTTTGACTTCATCAAATACAGAAACTATTTTATTTCTAAATGTTTCGTTTGTTTTCCACAATGTAACAAAAGCCGCAACCAACACTCCAATAACTGCAACAACCGAAAGAACAGGAACTAACATCCCACTGAATCCTGCCATAAGGCTTGATATGATTGCAGGAATACCACCCATTTGCATTGCCAAACCTGCATAGCCTGCTCTTACAAGGTCTATTGATGTTTTTATTGTTTGCAATGTTGTTCCAAATGTTTTAAAAGCTGTTACTGCCATCGAAACAAATTTAAACAACTTACTCACAATAAGCATAACTGGACCGATAGCCGCCACAACTAATCCAATCTTGATAATCATATCTTGTTGTGCATCTGTCAAATTATTAAATTTTGTTACTAACACATTAATAGTATCCGATAGCTTTCTGATATATGGTGCTAATCTTTTACCTATTACAATGCCTGCCCCTTCTAACGCTGATTGTAACAATGTTAAAGAACCTTTTAAATTATCCAACTGTGTTTCTGCTTGCTGTGCCGCTGAACCTGTTGCATCCTTCAACCCTGTTTTAAACTTATCTACTGTTTTTGTTGTTGCCGCTGTCATTTTGTTAAAGGCGTTCATACCATATGTTGTAAATATTTGATTCTTTGTTGCATTTGCTTCTTCATCGGACATACCTGCAAATGCTTTTGATAGTTCATCCACAATATCATTAAAATCTCTAGCTTTTCCCGAACCATCATATGCGGATATTCCCAATTCATCTAATGCCTTTTTTGCCTTTGATGTTGGAGTATAAATATCTGCCATCGCTCTGGCTAACATCGTGGATGCTTCTCCACCTGTTATATTTTGTTCAGCTAATCTTAACAAACTTAATGTTGTGCTGTCAACACTTTGTTTATAATTATTTGCTGTAGCCGAAACACCAGATAAGGCTTCTCCTAATCCTCTAACATCAGTATTAGCCAATGTTGCTCCTTTTGCCATTAAATCAGCATACTTTTGAGCATTATCCATTGAGTCTCCGAAACCTTTTACAGAAGCCGTTACATACGTTGCCGCACTGTCAAGACTCATTGCTCCTGCCGATGCCAAACTTAAAACTGTTGGGATTGCCTTAATAGACTCATCTGCCGACAAACCTGCTTGTGCTAATATGTTTAATCCTTCTGCGGCTTCACTAGCTGTATACTTTGTTGTAGCACCCATGTTTAAAGCCGTCTTTTGTAAATTTTCAAAATCTTTGTTTCCATTCTTGATTTGTTCAGTCGTAATTCCCATTGTTGCCGCAACCTGTGACATAGCACTCTCAAATTTAGTTGCTACACCAACCGAAGCCGCCCCAACACCAACAAGAGGGAGAGTCAAACCTTTTGTTAACCCTCCCCCTACTGTGGAAAATGCACTGCTCAAACCTTTTAATTTTTGTTCCGTTGTTGCTCCGCTTGCTTGAAACACCTTTAAATCACTAATTGCAGACCTAAATCCACTCTTAAATTTACTTGTATCAAGCTCAAGAAAAGCAACCGCTGAACCCATGTTCAAAGCCATGCTTATTCCTCCTATATGTCTTTGTAAAAATCAGAAAAGTTTGTATAGCTTTTCTCTTTTTCTTTTCCATTGTCTAATATTATCCAGTGCGGAGTCTCTTTATTTTTAATCCGCATTAAAACATTGATGCAGGCTTCATTAAAACAATATGCCGTGTATTCATCTTTGATAGACATTACTTCACTTGGCAAACAACCAAATTCTTTTGCAATCGCAATTACATTTTCGACGTTTTTAGTCTTCACGAAAATTTTCTAAATTCTTTACCCCTGTCTGTGTGTAATTAAAAATAAACAACATTTGTTCATCCGTCAACTGAACCCCTGCTTCTTTGATTTCATCATATGTTGGTTGCACGAATACCTCTCCTGCTATTGTATCAATAACAGAAAAGATTTCTTCTAACATATTATCATCAGAAACATTTACTGCCGTACCATCATTCATAAATAATTCATTTGTTTTAACTAATAAATCATTCGGAATTTTCCCATTTTTAGCCATTGCCAAAAGTGATGGTCTTTTAAGTTTTGCAACAAACGGCTGTGTCGGTGCAAACGGTGGTAAGGTAACTATATCGCCTTGTGCATATTGTTTTAATTCTTCAATACTTGTTATTGCTAACTGTTCTCTATTTACTTCTACTGCCATTCTCTCTTACTCCCTTAATCTAATCTTGAAACTTCTGTTGATTTTCTCCCACTCATAACGGTAGGGGAATTTTGTTTAGTATCTTCTTCATTAGCTACCGCTGTAAACCCTGTTGGTAATGCATCCACATAACTAATCTTATATGGTGGCTGACCTTTCTTTGGTGCTGAATTGATTGTATATTCTGGCAATCTGAATACATCATCCTCTGAGTTTAAAACAACTGGTGTTCCTTGACAATTTGGGTAAGTAATTAATTCATACTTAACGATTTGTCCAGAACTGTCATAAACTGCTGAATAACAATCTAAATCAAATACTTCCCCTTTGTCTGTACTGCCTGCGGCTGGTGGCTCATATGTTGGGTAACCATCTGAACTATCTCCAACCGTTCCACCTTGAAAAATCTTAACAACATCGGGGATAAACACATTGTCTGTTAACGTAATTGTGTGTCCTGTGATTGTTGTTGTTGCCGGTTTTTGTGCAATCAGTTTTCCCAACTTAACTAATTTTATTGCATCGCTTTCCTCTGTTTGTGCTTCAACTGCAATCTTATTAGCTGTATCAACTGCAATTTCAACTGCTGTTGTTCTAACGACAACAAGTGATACGTCTATCGTTGGGATTCCATTTGCGGCTTTCTTTGTTGCTGTCATGCCTTTCCCTCCTTACAAATTCCAATTCTCAATCTTTCTTGTGCCATAGTATTGGAAACTAATCATATGCCCTTTGACACTATCATCATAATAACTTGGTGTTTCATTTCCTGCATACATGACTAACGGAAAAACACTCTTCATTGTTCTTTTTATTTCAAGAACAAAACTTTCCAACTCTGAATAACTCTGTTCTGGAACATAACACATAATTGTGTAAATTGGTCTTTCAGACGAAACTGTTAATGGCTGATATGCTCCGTCATGTTTGATAACAACATATTTTGATATGCACTCTCCTTTATGTTGTGATGGGAAATACACATCAAAATTATTTTGTTTTAATAAATCATAAATTTGTTTTGATACTTCTTTCGCCATCTTCTACCTCAAATGTCCTAACAGCCTTGTAAATCCATTTAAAATTTCTGGACTTACATTCTGCACTGTTTCTTGTAAAATTGCATATCTACGCTCATGTGCTAATTCTAACCACTTACCATAATCAACACCATGACTGATATAGATTCTCGTTTTATCACTCCCTGTTTCAACAAAACCTGTTAGCCTTTGCACTGCATGACCTGTTCTATTTGTCCACCTTTTATGTGTCTTTGCATAATTCTGAAACTTTTTTGCTCCCTCTGTTGCAAACATTTTTATAGCAATCTGCGATTTTGTTTGTGCTTGTGCTAAATTGTTTAACAACTCGTCTGCTTTAATTCTTACCATTAACAACCAACTCCAATGATATGTCACACACAATGTTATATAGCTGTATGTTATTTTTCTCAACAACCTTATATCTATTTGAACCAATCTCTAAAATATGTCCATTTTGTATAAGTTCTGAATCCTCATACTTTAATAATAACAACGGTTGACCTTTTGAATGTGTTTTTGTTCCATCTGAAATGTTTTCTGTTATATAACCCTTTGATGTGTGGAAAAGTCCTCTTACATCAACGATACTCTTTTGTTCTCCTGTTGGCTTTCCATATTCATCACAAACTAATTCGTTTATGTGATATGTTTCTCCATGCATCTGTATTTCTCTTGCAATCTTATATAGTTCAAATTTTAAATTTCTCATAACAATGTACCTGTGTTTGGTGTTACATATTTCTGTGCTAACATTTTAAAGTAAGAAGAAGAATCTTTTGTTGAAACTCCACTAACATCTAACCCTGTTGTTTCTGCCTTTAAAATTAAACACTCATAACTTGCCTTTCTTACATCCCCATTGTTTTTTTCTAAATAGTAAACTAATTCTTCATCAGAAAAGTAAGGGATTATGTTTTCCCTTACATTCATTTTCAACTCTTTCAGTGCATCCATAAACACACAACCTTTTTACAATTTTGCTTCTTTAACTGCTCTCTGAATAATTCTTCTTGCTTCTGCTACATTTTTAGCACTCTTTGTATTTATGTTATGAACCTTTGCAAATCTCATAAGTTGCTCTTTGTTCATTTCACTAATTGGAATAGATTCAATATCTTCTGAATCTTCTTCGATAATACTCTGCTCAACAACTTCATGCTCTGGCTCTTCCACTTCTTCTGTCTTCATACTACCACCAACAATCATATAACCTAATCTTTTGTATTTGTTTTCATATTGTTTCATGGTAACCTTTAACATATTAGGTTTTGTTGGCTTTCTAATTGTTACAAACATTTTTTACTCCCCCTTTCTAAACTTGGTCAACGGAGTAAATAAACACTTGGTCGGCTGTTGGAAAATCTGGTAGACAAATCTGTGTAACTTTTGTTTCCACATTTACTGGGTCTTCTTTCGCCATTGTTGTAACCGCAACTCCTGTGTCAGTAATTTTAACATTAGATGCCGCTAAAGACATAAGGTCGGATTCCTCTGGTGTTGTTCCAAACCATGTCTGTCCTAAATTTCCACTTGGGAATAAAACAAAAACATCATCGTCAACATATCTCTGCACATCCCCTGCTTCATCAACATACTTCTTATCATTAATTGCGATTTCAATGTTTAATTCATCAAGAATAAACTGCTTGATTTTCGCATCTGATAAAAAGCCTTCTCCATCTGTAAGAACAAAAATTGATTTCTTAATTTCTGTATTCTTTCTGAAATACCCCATAACGGTTGACGAAGTAACTGCTCTTGTTACCTCAACCCCTGTATCTTCCAAAATCTTGTCCTTTGCTGTTCTAATATCTGTGAGAATTGATGCCGAAGGGTCGCTCCAAACTTTTGTTACGTTACTCTTATGGTCTTCTGGCATTCCATAATCATACTCATAAACCTGTCCGTTACCTTCCATAGCAATAGCACCTGTTGTAAGAGCCATCATTCTCATGCGCTCTCTCTGTGCCGCCGCACCTTTTAACAATTCCATTTCATCATCAAAAATCATGTTAACAATGGAATCAATAATACTCTGATTTCCTGTTTCAATAACTTTGTTTAACTCCTGCCGCATTTCTTCATCAACATATTTTGATTCTTTAAAAAATGGCATTTCTGCGGATAATTTCTCGAATCCGATTCTTGGTCTTGGAATTGCAGATGCATCAAAAGCACTCGGTTTTAAAACAATCGGTAAACCTTTTGCACCTTTTAACCACTGTAATTTTAATCCTAACTTTTTGTTATTTGGGAATAACTCCTGCCCCATGTAGGGTTCTAAATTCTGTTGTAATAATTCCCAATAAGCGACAATCTCGCCACTGATAATTAAATCAAAAATTGACATCTTATTTCCTCCTAACAAGCGATGAATTTAATCATCGGTAATGCTTCTTTTACCTGCTCTGTAATATTTGCTTTTGTTGTTGCATCAATACGATTTGTATTAACAAATCCAAAAATCAAAAGTGTTCCATTTGCGTCTCCTGTTGTTACATCCACATCATGCAGAAGAACTCCCACTGCATCAGACTTTTCAGTAGAAGAACCTGCCTTTGCCGCTGTAAACGCTGTTGTTCTATTATCAAGGTCACCAGTTAATGGTGTACCTGCCTTAACAATCTTTCTTCCTAAACTGTCAGCCGTTGCCACTGAATCATCAACAACAATTCCAACTGACTCTTGCAATTCTACATTTTTAAGAATTTGCGTAATGTTTCCATACTTTTCTGTTTTAATTCCTGTTTGATTAAACATTTTGTTTACCCTCCTAACTATGTGAAAAATAACTACTTTTTGTTGTTTGTTTTCTTGCAAATAATCTTTGTGCAAGACCACCCTCTTCTTTTTCTTCTTTCTGATTTTTCTCCTGCATCTTGGAATTTGTTCTTGTCACTGTTCTTCTCTTTTTATCTTCTTTATTTTCTTCCTCTGAAACAAAATAAACAGAGCCACTTTTACTCTTTTTAATTTCCTCGATAATATCAAGAATCTTTTTATCCTCTGTTACTTTTGATTTAGCAACAATTACTAAATCATCAACTAAATCTGGTTTTGCTCCCAATGCAATAGCGGCAAGCTTCGCTTCTGCAATATCAGCACGTTCCTTTTCCTCAACAAGTCTCTTTGTAAGATTTTTATTAGAATCATTCGCTTTTTCTAAATCTGTCTTTTTGTTTTCCTGCTCCTGCTTATACCGACTTACTATTGTTTGTAAATCTTCCTTGCTGTCTACACCTAAAGCGGCTAAGATTTCATTCACACCCTGTTTTTTTGTTTTTTCAACATCAACATCGTTTGTTTTAGATTCTTTCTCTTTCTGCCCTACATTCACTTCTGTTTTGTTTTCTTCTGTATTTGTCTCTTCATTTTGATTTGTTTTATTTTCTTCCATCATCATTTCTCCTTTTTTATATTTGCTTTTATTTTTGCTTCTTCTTGTTTCAACATTTCCACAAGAAAAGCTCGTTCTCTTTCTTTTTTCATCCTTACACTTTCATCGGGATTATGATTAAGTGTTTCCAAGACTGTTTTAATTCTCAGTCTCAAATTTTTTGTTTTATTATTGTCATATGTTACGGTGTATTCTCTTTTACATTTCGGACACCTAAAATAAGTTACCTCATATTCCCCTATCTTTTTGTTTTTGAGTTTAATTTTAAACTCTTTCTTACACCCATCACATATTACTCTCATATTATAGCACCCCTTTAATTTTCTGTCAATACTTTTTCTGCCTCTTTTTTATATTTTTCTAATAATTTTTCTCTCTTTTTATCTAATGATTCTGTCAATCGAATTCTTTTAGAATTTAATTTCTTTCCTACCTTACCACCCTCCCTTTTTGTTTCTACTGCCTGCATGATTGTTCTTGATAATGATTCTTTTATTTTTAATGTTTCTTTATTATCAATCTGTACGACTACAATCGATTTACATTCTAAACAAACAAAATATATTATATTTAAAACATTTCCTTCACCCTTTCTGCAAACAACTACTTCCTTCTGTTTTAGATTTCCTTTTCCGACTACGTTATTATATTTGCACTTATCACACATTACATTTGTATTCATCTTTTATTCTCCCATAAAATCTAACGCATATTTATCTATGTCTGGATATGTTCCTACAGGTGAGCTATACCATTTGCCTATTTTGTCAGCTATTGTACTCATATCATCTGGTATATATGCTTCAAATGTGCACATACCATTTGGATGGTCTAATGGTAATTCATCTTTCTGAAATAATCTTCCATCACGACTTAAACACAACTGACAAGTTCTACCATGTTGCCCCGAACTATGCCATATATACCCTTTTACAAATGGGTCATTTTTATTTACCATTTCAAAGCTTTGTTGATATGCATGGCTTATCATTGTTCTAGCCAACCTTTGTGCATTGTAATCTACGTTTCCAAAATAAAATGTTTTCTGTTTTCCTTCTGGTATTCTATTTCCATCTTTATCTAAGATGAATTTACCCTTGCTGTCTCTTTTATATTGTTGGAACTTGATTGCTTTGCTTTTCTTTGCCTGTTGTGGGTTAACATACTGCTCTAAATCTCTAGCAATCTCATAAGCACTTTTACCATACTTTGTACCATTCGCTATGATTCTATCTAGCTTTGTATTAAAATCTCTTGTATGCCCCCATATTGCTTTAGATAACGTCCAATCCCCTTTATATACATCACCAGAAACTATTCTTTTTACAATCGTATCTGGAACATAATAAAAGGCTTGTTCTATATCCTTAAAACCACATTTGCTTAAAAATTTTCTTGTGTCTTCTACCACCACCCTTGATGTATCTCTAACACTGTTTTTTATTCCTGTTTTCAATTCCTTATCAATTTGTTTTATCTGTTGTTCTATCTCTCGCTTTAACATAATCAACTGGACTTTTTCCAATTTGTTATATTTACCTATCTTCTTTAATTTCTTAGACACATCCTTATACATATCTAAATAAAGTTGATATATTTGTTTTTCCTGTTTCTTTGTTAATGTTCTTCTAATTTCCTCAGCCGACTTTAAATCAAATTTTTGTCGTGCCATTTCACCACCTTTTGTTTCCCCTTTCTTGTAATTATATATTAACACAACTTTTATTATTTGTCAATAACTATTCTTCCAATTTCTGATTTATTTCTTCTTCTTCAACTTGCTTATTTACTTCAATGTTTGCTCCCTCTTCCTGTGTTCTATCCTCCAAAACAGGATTAACCATTGCCCCATCAAACATACTCTTTTCATAGACAATCTGTAAAATTTCTTCATCAATTTGTTGGTCGGTTATTAAATCTTCATGTCTATGCTTTTTCAAATATGATTTTACAGAACGTAAATTATTTTGCACCTCTTCCATGTCAGAAGATTTTTCTTCTAATTCATCATCTAATAATGCATACTTTTCGTTGATTACAATGTCATACTCAACATCGTTTAATTGTGGAATCTCATAAATTGTTTTTGTCATATCTTTGTTTAACAAAACAATTTCTAAAACAAATTTTATTATGTTTTCTATTGCAGGTTTCCATGTTTTAAATTTTTCATCGCATCGAACCATCAAAGAATAGTATAAGGCTTTGATTGATTTGCCACTTGTAATTGTTCCCACTAATGTTTCCTCAGAAATATTTGGAATGTCAAGTTCATTGTACATTTCAGAATTGATTCTGTCAAGCGTATTCTTTAATGCTTCTGTATGCCCCATATCGGGTGACAATGTTCCAATCATTGGAGTCGGTTCATCCAAATTCATATTATGTTCTAAATCCCAATAAGAACCTGCGGAAGAACTAAGATTCTTTGTCGTTTCTCTGCTCATATCTACAGTATACCTAATCGGATTCATTCCCTTCCTAACACAATCTACGTCTGCATTTGCCAACTTGCTGTAAGTTGATTCTCCTTCTGCCAACTGCCTAACCTCTGACATACCTCTTTTATTCATTAATGTTCCATCATTAATAATAATTGCCACAGGTATTTGTTTTAAATCTGTTTTATGTTCCTCAATTAACCGCTCCGACAAAACCCCCGAACCTTTATAAATTGCGGAACTCATATAAACAACACCACTGCGAACGGTATATTCATTCACCAAATACAATGAACCTCCAACTGTTATATCCTGTTCAACACATTCAAACGAAACAAATTTGATTAACTTATTTGTTCCATATTGGTATTCATAGTAAAACTGTAAACTGTTATAAAAATGGATTGCGATTCCATCCTCTTCTGAATAATCTACTAATGCGGCTACCCTTTTAGCAACAAAACAATCCTTTGCACTTTGTAACAAAAGATTAGAGAAACCACTATTCTTTAATACCTCATTTACTACTGTTTGCAGATACTCAACATCCTGTAAACTTTTATCATCTGTCAACCTTGCTTTTACTTTGATTTCTGGTTGTTGCGAAAACATGAATCTTGCTTCTTTATCAATTAATGTTTTTATCTTTTTAAACCTATAATTTGATGGGATATAATCCCCCTTTGTCCCCTCTGGCTTGAAATCTGCCCCACACTGATAATCTAAAAAATATTGGATTAACTCATAAACCTCATTTCTATAAATGTTCCCTCTGTCCCCTTTAATAAAATTCCCAAAAATAAAATACGGAAATGTTTTAGCGGCAATCAAACAATCATTTGACTTTTGTTTTTCTAATCCTATTACATCAATGTTCATCTTTATTACTCCTTTTATATCCATATACTACAATAGCACCCCAAATGGTGCTAATTGCTATTTTTTATATTTCTTTGCTTTGTTTAATGTTGCTTTTCCAAATTTACCATTCACAGTCAATTTAAACATTTTCTGCGCTTTCTCTTCTGCTTTTGCTGTGCTTTCTCCATATTTACCATCAATCTTCAAATCGGCATCTACCAACCAATTAAGTAATTCTTGTACTCTCTTAATCTGTGTTGGGTATTCTGTATACGTTTTATATCCATCACCAATTTGGAAATATCCTCTCGGTGGCAATACAGGAAACACATCCTTATAAGTAGTTGGTTCTACTGCCTTTAAGAATAATGCTCTTTCGGCTTTTCTACGTCTTGTAAGACCTCTGTAAACTCTTCCACCTGCCTTATTATAGGATAACATTTTCTCTGCAATCTGCTTCTTTGTTCTTGTTCCATTTGCCGTTAACATTTTAATACTTCCAATGTTAAAACAAAACGAAACAAGTGCTTCAAACTCATTTTGATTCCAATGATAAATGTTATCATATTTGTTAACTAACGGCGAATATTTCTTTCTTAAAGATTCTAAGAGCCATTTGTTGGCGGTATCTTTTGTTATCCTCATACCACTTTTGATTGTTCTACCCGTAATACTCTTATCAGAATTTGTGATGCCATACCCAATAGTCCAAACTCCTACTTCATCCCTGTACGCTTTTAACTGGCATCCTTCAAACTCTTTTACAATTTTCATTCCTTCGCCATTTGCTCTAAATGTTTTCATCATTAACACCTACTTCTGGAATACCTGCAATACTTGTTAAAACACTCACAACACCTGCTACAACACTAGCAGATACCACCATCTTCCAATCTACAGAACTAATTACCGTTCCTGCACCAATAACACCGACTGCTGTTTGTGCCATTGTTTTAATTGCTCTAACTCCTGTTGCCTTGCACCACTTAATTGTATTCACATCTGGTTTAAATACACAATTCTTAAACATTATGTTTGTTCTCCTTTCCATTTTCTTATCTGCACATTTCAAAATCATGTTTTAACTCTATGATTTCCTTTCCATGTGTGTTTATTTCATCCCATTGTTTTTGTTGTGATTTACTAACATGTTTTTTATATTCTTCAAAATCTCTGTTTTGTTTCTCTAATTCTTCCGTAAGCTTTCCCATCTTAACTATTAACTCTGTCATTTGTTTTGTATTTTCATTTAATGGCTTATACAGTGTTGTAAATAAGCCAACTATTGCTGTCAAAGCAACTACACCATATCCAATAACAAGACTGCTATCAATCATACAAACACCTCTATTATATATAAAAATTTATAGACCTTATATACAAGAGAACTTATTGTTATGTTTTGTCAAGTTTAATTACTTAACTTTTCTTCCTTACAATAATACCATTATAACAAGTCCTCCCTGCTTCCTGTTTTTCTATACTCTCAATTTGTTCTGGCTCTTTTATACAAGACAAATATACAGGCTTTCTATTTTCCATAATTGCAACGGCTAACTCTAACCCATTATATAAACCTATCATATAATCGTCATGTTCAGCTTTTAAACTCTGCTCTTGTACATTCTTCACTCTTTTTAACTCTCTTATTCTTTTTCCCCTTAACATCTACTATATCTCCCTTCATTAATGTTGTTATCTCTTATTTTATATTAAATATAACATTTTTTATTTCTGTTGTCAAATACTACTTTTTATAAATTAATTAAATTCCATTCTTGATTCTTCTTCCTTATTAACATCCATCAGCTCATTGTACTGTTCCTCTGTGATTCTCCCAACTGCAAAAAACACATCAATCTTATTCTTTAAATCATCTGTAAGTCCGTTTCTTTTTTTAAGTTTCAGTAATGTTCTGTATAACATATATCATACCTCCAATTCTGTTAATGCTACTGCATATTCGCTGTTGACATAGGCTTCTGCCGCCTGTGTGTCGATGTCCTGTGTTTTTGTGTCCATATCATAAATATAATCACGATTGTCATTGAGTTGCTGTTTTACATAATTCCAACCATTTTGCATTGAAATCTGATAATTAAATACTGTATATCCATCAAGCTGTTCTGAATTGACGCTGATGTTTGTTACTGGATAATAGGTTGCAAGTTCTTTTAATGCGGTAATTTCTTCTGTGGTAAGGTCAATTTCTTGTGGTTCTGCTAACAACCATTCTGTTTTGTTTACAATAGATTGTGTATTATCTAACTTAGAAGAATCAACCATCTTTACCAACTTCCCACGTTCCACATTCACATAATCCGTAATATACTGTTGACCGTCGATTGTAACGTTACCACCACTTGAGACTGGAATTGCATTAAGGGTGACTGGTAGCTGTATGGTCTGTTCTTTGTATGGTTCGTAAGTTGTTGCGTTTTCGGATAATTCTATCTGTGCTTTATCTTTATCTTCTGTTTTAATGTCAAATCTGACATACATTGTCCCAGTTGGAACTTGACCATTATTTTTATTAACAGTAGAAATGAATTTATAATCTTTGTCATATGCACATAATGACATTGAAGCGTTAAATGAAACTTTTTTTCCACTATACGGAAAAGGTATATACTTCTCAGTAGCACAATAATTTCCACTCAACGATTCATATAATTTACCTGTGTTGGTATCTATCGCCCTGTTTAATATAATTGGGAATTTTTTAGAATCAAACAAATTCTTCCCACAAACCTTCACAGTCGGATTCACCACACTCTTAATCTCCTGCGGATAGTCAGGAGAGGGCGATGGTTGACCGCCGGTGTATGGTTCGTAGGCGGTGGCTTCGGCGCCGAGTTCGAGCATAAGATAAATCGTGAAATTATACGATTTTCCTACTGTTAATCCCTCTAAAAATAAACTACAGTATTCATTACTTGCGCCTGTCTCAAATGTGCAACTTAATTGATTTTGCATAATTCTATGTGATTGATAATTAGCATCGTCCAATTTAGTTCGCCCTAATTTTAAACCAATTACAATGCCTGGATTTTTGTCAACTGAAAAAGTATACGTTGCATTATCAGTATGGCATTCATTATTTATTTTTATAATATTTGACCAAATAGATGTTGAAGTACCTGTCACAGATATACTTCCATCCGTATTTATTGTGGACAAAAGACCGTTTGCACCTCCTTGTACATTGACTTCGGATATTTTCAGTAAATTCTTCCCCATGGTACTTTTCTGCTCGCTCTTTCCATACACCATCATATCCATGATTTTGCCATTATCAGAATCGGCAAGATGGATTTCGCCTTGATTTGATGCATAAAACTTTGTAATTTTGTTTCCTAATTCTTCCTCATTTTTATAAATCTTTTTTTTCTCTTCTTCTGTTATACCTCCTAAATCATCACCTTCTGGTTGTGGTGGTATTACCTTTACATAAACTTCTTCTTTTGTTTCAATATCCTCAGCAACAAAATATTCTGCCTTTCCTTCTTTCATGCTCAAAACCTTCCTATCTTAATAATCTTTTTCTTGAATCATACTCTATTTTTTTATAGGATTTCTTTCAAGATATGACTCAACCGCTATATCTATTTTTTGTTGTGATACACCTTGCGCTTTAATTTTTCTCAGTAAAGCACCATATATTTGTAACAACATTACTTGCATTTAATTCTCCTTTCTACAAAGGATACCATTGACCTTCTTCATTTTTTACTTTATTATAAACATATAAACAATTTTCAGTATCCAATGCATCTAAAACAAAACAGCTACTACCACTTAGGATTTCCTGCTTTGGTAAATTAATTATATCTTTCTTTAAACGCTGTAAATAAACTCTATTACCTTCTCTACCAACAATTTGGATACTTCCTTTCTCAATTTTACCAATGTCCATTTTTTTCTCCTTCTTATCATTCCACTATAACATATTCTACTCTCTTACATTCCCCTTCTAATGCTATACATATATATCTTTTTTTTGAATCAAATTTTAATTCTAATGTTATTTTTCTAATGTTTCCATTCTTTGCAATAATTGTGTTATCACATCTGCATATTGTTCTGTTATTTCTTCTCCATCCGATAATGTAAATCTAACAAGACCAACACTCGGAACTGTGTTCCACCTTGTTTTCAATTCCCCTGTTTCTGTATCTGTATATACAGCTACAACCTTAAAAGCAATAAATCCTTGCTCTTCTAGTACATTGCCCGATAACAGCCAAGAAAACTCTATATAGTCTCCTGTCTCACCAACCTTTACATCCTCACACCAATACTTTCCGACTTCGCCCATTAGTGTTGTAATGTTTTCATTCGCTTTTTGATATACAACATAAATTTTATGTTTTGATAAATCAATATTATTTCCAACAATCTTTGGACATTTAAAATATTTTTTCTCAACATCCTTATCAAAATTTACACCAAACAATCTTTCACTCTCTGGCACTTCAATAACTCTTGTTTCGGGATTAATCATAAACACATCATTTACTGGTGTTATCAACCCATCATCTAACTGCTCTATGCTATCCTCTGATTGTCTCATTGCTTCTTCTAAACTAGGCACTTAATATCCTCCTTTCATATTTATTGTTATTTTGTTTGTACTATAATTCTCCTCATTTTCTTTTGTTATAACAGATAACTCAATACTATCACAAATATTAAATTTATCTGGTATTCTGCACCTTTTATTTACCAATGGGACATAATCCTCCATTGTTAAACTATCCACTTTTAAAACATGGGGAAGATTTCTAACAGTACTTACAAATGTTACTTCTACCTCTTTGTCTCCTTCTCTTGTTTCACTTATCTTTGATAACCTATTGTTTTTGTCTACAAACAAAACCATTTTGTTTCACCTCCTAACCTGCTCTACTATTTGTTTTTTGTTCTTTTATATCTGCTACTGTATAATTATCTAATGCATACCACAAGGCACTACGATATATTGACTTGGCTTTTTATCCATGTCCTCTTATAGTTGTCATTCCTATAAGTCTAGCATACCTATTAACTTTTTATAGTTTAGACTACGAACTTTATATTTTCCTTTTACAGTCCAATTCTTTTGAATCGCTTGTGTTATATTTACTTTATTGTCAAAAAATCTTCTAGCTTCTCTATTGGAATAAAAATAAAACTTTTTATGTGTTTCAATATCAGTTATGACTACAGATTGTAGTTTTTGTTTTCTATTTATTTTCAGAACCTTTTTTAAGTCTGGACTATCTAAAACATAATATTCCTTTACTCTTGTATTAATACCATGTATTGTTCTGTTTATTGCTTTTTCTGCTTCGTCTACAGAACCAAACTTTCCAACAAAATTTAATCTGTAGTCATAAACAAAACACTCCTTTCCATTCTGATTCCACATCTTAATAACTGTGTTTTCATTGTTCATATTTCCTTTTCTATCAGTCCATCTTAAATTGTTCCATTTGTTATTACATTTGTTTGTGTCTATATGGTCTACTTCTTTGTCTTGCGTTGTATACCCTTCAACAAAACCATAAGCCACTAATCTATGTACAAAACACTTTTTATATCTCCTTTTGTTTTTTAATTTTAAACTTACCTGTTTATAACCTTTGTTATTGTTATTTTGTTTTAATTCTATTCCATTATTACCATAAACACTTCCATATTTATCGACTGTATAAATATCTAATACTTGTTCATACTCCTTTGCTAATGTATTTACTTGTTTTCTTTCATACATTACTTGCAACCTCCTATTCTAACTCACAATGGCTCTTGGGAATATTATTGTTTCCTCAACTCCTATGCGTTGCACGTGTTATACAGCCATACACCATATAACTTCCGTTCGGATTAGCATTTCAGCTTTCCCCGATTCTTCCATCCTTTTATACACGCCTAGCAATGTGGCACTCTTAAACGTGTGTGGGTCAATATTAAATTGGTCATATATTGGTTCATCCTTTGTATCCTTTGCATAAACTAAATCTTTTAACTCTATGATTGTATTTACACAACGAGGTGAACAAACAATCTTTTTAAACCTCTTTATTTTCTTTGTATTCTGCAATCTACTACCAATATACTTTTTACACTTCTTAACATAAAAACCCTCTTGCCTGTAATACTTAATTGTTTTAGGCTCTGCGCTATCACATATAATTGGTTTATCTAATGCGATAGACCTCTCTTTTACCTTTTGTACATCATCTCTTTTTGAAAACTTATCATCAGTTATATTGTTCATATATACTTCATCATAAATATATAAAACCTTTTCTACATCATCAACACAACAAGATATAAGTGCATTAAATGATGTTTCAAAACCAAAATCAAAACCAAAGAAATGGAATTTTGATGGAATCCTATGTACAACTGCCTTAAATTCTTTTGCATTTGTAGCAACTGTAAAATTCGGTAACACTTTTGTTCCGTTTGCTCCAAACTTACCAAATCTGGCTACTTGGTATAATGACTCGTCAATATACTTTAATTCCTCAAGATTATCTATATATGATTGCGGCAAGAATGGGTTATCATCAACTGTACTATGATGGTAGTAAACACCATTCCTTTTGTTTACCAATGTCTTACGTCTGTATAGCTCTTCTTCATCCTGTATAGTCTTCTTAATAATCTTGTCTTCCTTCTTTTCTGTATGTGTAAAAAATAAATCATACACCCAATTTTCTCTTCCTACAGGATTACACGTTAATATAAAATGCAATGTCATATTAGGCTGTCTAACACGCCCTAATATCTCTGTATAGGCTTTGTAATTTAATTCAGAACATTCTTCCATCCAAACGATAGAAACCCCATGTATGGACTTTATCTTCTCCGTATTGTCCATTCCTCTAAATATAATTCTGCTACCGTTTGGAAAACGTACCTCCATTGGAGACTTAACAAACACTATTTTGTTTTTGTCTTTGTCTTTAAATGATAACAAATCCATATCACTAACAATTTGTTTTAATATCTCAAAACAAGAATCCTTTATCGTTGTAAATACGTTTCTTACAACTAAACAAGTACGCTTTTCTTGTAATAACTTTAACACTATCTTCTGTGCTGTTGCTTGGCTTTTACCACTACCATAGCCACCAATTACTAAATACTTTTCATAATCCCAGTCCATAATGTAGGATGAAAACCTATCTGATATTTTTACGTCAATATCCATCTTTGTTCTCTACCTACCTCTACATAGTACAAAAAGCAATGTAATGATACTTTATATTCGCACCTACTACATTGCTTTCTGTCTATTAATAGTATATCATATTATTTTATTTTGTCAAGGCATTATTTTAATAAATCTAAAATCATATCTAAAATATCACCTGCTTCTTTATCTCTTCGTTTTACCTCTTCCTCTGTACACATTCCTGTATCTATTTCTATCTTTCTTAATGCTGTTGAAATAAATGAAATACAACCATCTAAACTTGCAACATGACCTCTGTTCAAATTAAGTTCCTTTCTTTTATCTAACAGGATAAATACTGCCCCCCCTATTGTTGACATTATAATGCCATTCTGAATCTGAATGTTATTAAGTTTCTCGATAATAATATCTTCCTTTGTCTGTTTTTTGTTTTCTTCCATTTCTTTGTTTCCTTTCTTGATTAATGTTTTGTTTATTTGTTACAAATGGAAAGTATAGGAATCGAACCTATGACCTATCGGTTATGAGCCGAACGCTACTACCATCTGAGCTAACTTTCCTTACTGGGTATGTTGGATTTGAACCAACGCATCTAGGAGTCAAAGTCCTATGCCTTACCGCTTGGCTAATACCCATCATGACGGTTTAACCTATACCACCGACAAGGTTTTAATAAAGGTGAAAAATCTATTTGCAAGATTATAATAACACAACTATATATGTTTGTCAACCATTAATTTAATTTATTTTAATCAATTCCATTAAACACTCTATTCATCAAACAAACATATTCGATTGCCATTTCTCTACTACATGGTATTTTCTCCATTACATCCTCTACCTGCCCTTCTAATCCATTCTCCCAAATGTATTTACCTTGTTTAGTAAAACACTCTGGATACCTGCACATCATCTCTTCTTTGAGTTCTATTAACTCATTCCACAACTCTCTTTCTCTAATCTGTGATATTTCATCCTCTGGATGTTCTTTCAAGAAATCATACTCTCTTGCCCATTTATTCGATAATGCTTCATATGCTAATTTATATAATCTTTCTTCTTTCATCCTCTTTGCTCCCCCCCCCTCTTCATCTGCTTTTAAAACATTTATTTTTATTTTCTGTTTCTTCTTCTGAAATTTTGCATCTAAAAATAGATTCTCCAATAAAACCATTTCCAGATTCTTCAATCACTTCGCACCATTTACAATCTAAACATTTTTCTTCCATCATTTTTTTGTTTTCCTTTATTTACTCTTTTTACGCTTACTGTTTTTGTAACATCACAATCAAATTCATCTATTACATGAATGTTTTTGTTTTCATCTTCATAAATACCTACTCTCTTTGTGATGTTACATTCAAATTCATCAATTACCTTAAAATCATATTTGTTTAACTTCTTCATATTGTTTTCTCCTTTTCTTTTTGCTCTATCTCTTAACTGTTTTAATTATAACACTCTCTTTATGTTTTGTCAACACTTATTTTTAAATTTATTTGTTATAATGTTCTTCTGCATACTTCTTAACTGTCTTTAATGTTTTAGCTTCTGCATATTGTGTTCCATTTACATATAAATAATATTTATTAAACTCTATATCTTTTTCTATAACATAAACTCCGTTTTCTGTTGTCCATAATCCATTAATTAATTTATCTTTCTTAAATTTCAACATTGTTTTATCTCCTTTAAATATTGCTTTCTCTTATTAACTTATACTTATTATAACATAATATATTAATATGTCAATACTTTTTTTAATAATTTGTTTTAATAAAATAAAAAGGACAGAAATAATATTCTGCCCCATTGTTTTATATTTTACCTAGTGCCTGTTGTGTTCGTTTTAATGTACACTCCTCATACATTAGTTCTTCCATTGTTGAGTTCTTTTGTCTTTCATATGTTCCTCTACTTTGGTCTAACGCATGAAATATACTACCTGTGCCAATTTGTTTCATTGCCTTTGTAGGCTCTGTTTTATCACCGTTCAAAAGATGATTACAGTTAAATGTGTTTACCTCAAACAAATCTGCACATCCACAGCAACATAAGCTGTCACCCATTTGTCTCAATCTGTTTTCACCAACAAAGAACTTCATACCAAGTTTATGCGCTTTTGTTTTAAACAATTCAAAGTGTTCTCTTAGTAACTGTTTATCATAACATAAATCACCACCTATTCTGATTAGGTCATAACCACAGTTAACAGGCTTCTTATTATATTTCATTCCCTCAAAGATAACACCATAAGCTCCTGCCTGTGCAAAGTCCTTTAAGCTATGTTTTAATACATCGTGTTTTATTTGCGGCAAATATGGCTGACACCTAACAATAACTCTTTGAACATTCTTACTTAATGTTTCTATCATCTTCAATCTTTCAATATACGTTGGCGCACCCTTTTCTATGTTATCATAGTGTTTACTAACGCAACTAATCTGCATAACAACATTGCATTGTTTTAATAGCTCTAAATACTCTTTATCAATACACAGCTTACCTTTTGTACTAATCACAACTGGATATTTTGTTTCAGCCAATAACTTTAATATGTTATATGTACTATCTTTATTTTCTTTGTTTTGTTTTTCTATTGGCTGAAATGGGTCTGACATACCGCCCCAATGTACAGGTATATTCCAATCACACCATTTAGTGTTCGACTGTCTCTTACCTTCTATAAAGCCTTTTAAGCTATTGTAGCTGTTGCGTATAGGCTTTATATCCTTAATATCTTTAAAACGCTTTACAAAGCAATACTCGCACGCATGCGAACAACCCATATAGTTATCAAAATGTATCGGCATATCACATATAGTAATTTGACTTCCACAATCAACACTCATTATTTTGTACCTGCCTTTTTTCTTATTATTTCTTGTACCTTTTCTTTATTTTTATTTAAGTATTTCATAATTGCTTCTTTTTCATCCTTTGGGAATGCTAATGAAACAACAAAAAAATTCTTTTCTATTTTGTCTTTTGTTTCGTACTCGAAAGCACCTGTTAAATCCACAGCTTCGTCAAATCCAAACAAATTCATGTCTATATCTGTAAGCTGTTCTATTTCTTCATCAAGTAAACTATAATCCCACTCTGATTCATTCAGTTTGTTATCAACTAACCTATATGCTTTTATTTGTTCTTCTGTTAATTCATCTAAACATACAGTAGGTACTTGTTTTAATCCTGCTTTCTTTGCTCCTAATATCCTACCGTGTCCTGCTACTACACAATCATACTTATCAATTATAACAGGCTGTGTAAAACCAAATTCTTTGATACTATTGGCTATCTGCTCTACCTGCTCTTTGTTATGTTTCTTTGCATTTTTCTTATATGGTTTTAATTCTTTTATTAGTCTATATGTTATGTTTAGTTCTTTGTTTCCCATATTGTTTTATTCCTTTCTGTTATGTTTTGTTGTTTCGTTCTAAAAATGTTTGTTTATATATATTATATTAAATATATTTATATATTATATTATTCTGATACATAAAATGCACACTTTATATAACCACCTAAATTATAATATTTGTTTTTATCATATTGCTTTTCTAAGATTTGTTTTAATTCTTTTGTTCTGTCTTTATACATACAATTATTCTTATTGCCGCAATTATTACAATCTATATTAATTACAAACATATTAGACCACCTTTCTAGGCTTCATATAGGCTCATATAGACATTCTATATATTTTTACAGGGCATTTATACCCTTATACCTTAGAATGCTTCTATGACTCTATTTGACTAAATAATAAAAATACCTGCATCTGCTTTTGAACCTTTGAAATAATCTGCTTTTGAACCATCACCAGTATTTATTGTTTTCATAATCCATGAAAGCGATACTTCTTTAAGTTGTCCACTTGTTGCAATTACTATCTTACCGTTAAGGGCAAATCCTAAAGCAACATAGGTATGGATTGGATTCTTTTGTTCAATCACTACTTTTTTGCCTGCCTTTAAAGACTCTTTGATTACCTTTCTAATATTTGTTTTATTGTTTTGTTTTACATCATGATAAACAGGTTTCTTTTTTGATATTGCTTTTACTGTTTTATACGCTCCATGAATTGCTACCTTACTGCCATTAAACTTGTAATGACTTCTGCAATAGTTATTTATTTCATACGGACTTTTATTTATTCCATAAATCTCTAATGCTTCTACAATAGCGGCAATGGAACAACCATGTTTTGATATATACTCTCCAAAACTATATTGTTTTACGACTTTGATTCTTTTGTTTTGTTTCCCATTACTTAATACAGCTACCCACGGATATTTTTTATTTTTCTTTTGTTTTTTCTTCAACACAAGTCCTTTAACATACTTGGCATTTACATATCCTGTGATGTCACGGTACTGTACTTTTACATATGGGATGTTTTTATCCCACACATATTTTTTGCCAACAATGTTAACTACTTTATTCATTGGCACTGTTCCTAAAACCTTACCTTTTCTGTTTGGCTTTTGTCGAATACTCAATGAATTATATACGTTGCATACCATTACACATTCCTCACTTTATACACATAATACTTACTACGATTACTTCTGCGCTTTCTTTCTGCCAGATGGGATATATTGCTCACTGTAGTTCCTAAACGCTCTGCAAGGTCTTTCTGACTATCACAAACACATATCGGGAACTCATACCTATCTGGTGTTGCCGCAATCCATAATACTTTTGGTTCTTTCTTTTTGTTCTTTTGTTTTGTTTTCATGGTTTGTAAATATCTTCTCCCCAATCTTCTGATTCATCTTCTAAATCCCAGTATGCATCCTCGTCTGATAACTCTTGTTGTTCTTGTTCTGTATTACTTTGCACAGGAACAAGGTTAATATTGATACCTTGTGTTATGTTACCTGTGTCTTCCAGAATGTCCAACCTGTCCATCATGTTCACAATCTCTCTGATTGCCTGTACATCACCTTTGACACCTTTCATATACAAGGATACCATCAACAACACTTTGTTTGTTATCTTCTTATCTGTTATACCAAATGACTTTAAGACTTTCCTTTGTTTTTCAGATTGTACACCTAAATCAAGAATACTTCTCATACAATTTTGTAGTTCCATTTTCTTTCTATTGTTTTCTTTTTTCTTCTCGTGAGATTTCCTTACTATCTCCTGCATTTCTTCGGGTGTTCTGTTTCTGAAATTATACTTATCTATTTTTCCATCTTTAAAACTCTCTGGCATTTCTCCCTTTCTACCCAAATTTGTTCTCCCTCCTTTTTTGTTTTAATATTTAAAAAGGCGGTATTTATTTACCGCCTATATTTTAATACGACATAATCAATTAACAACTACTTTACATTAATCAACTTAACTTAAAGGAATTTTACTTTGTGAGCTACCATGCCTAATTTTTAAAAATTTATCTTTTAAACTAAACCAAGATTATGTCGTATCATTATTTAGTTTTATTTTATGTTAAATGGCGAATATTTAATGGCTATTCCTTCCTCAATTATCCTTATGAGTTCCATGTATATAATATATCATAATACCTTTTATTTGTCAAGGTTTTTCTTGCATATATTCTTCTAATTCAAATACATACTGTATTAATTCCTGCCACCTGCTTCTATCTACCTCTATCATTCCTCTTTTATTTACCTTAGTAAACCGTTCTCTTGGCTTTGGTATAAAATCCTCATTCATATTGTGTAGCTTCTGATAGGCTATCTTAATAGCATATGCTATACACATCAAACAAATTGTTATGACAAATGCGTCTATTGCATCACACTTGATATAAGCCACCATAACGACCACATATAAGACCTTTACTACTGTGCCTATCTCTCTAGCATTTTTATATATAAAACCTGCTACACGCTCCACCAGAGCATTAAAACCACATAAGATAGCCTTTAATAATTTACATACCCATGATTTCATATTTTCTACGTTCAATTTCATTTGTTGCCCCCCTGTCTGCCAAATCATTTAATAAATCACTTGAGTGTCCTTTTACCTTAACAAAATTAATATACATACCTTTTTCATAAATCAATTTTGCCATGCGTTCCCAGATTCTTTTATTCTTAACTTCCTTACCTGTGGAAGTCTGCCAACCATTTGATTTCCATTTTAATAACCAACTATTTTGTACAGGGTTCACAACATAAGCCGAATCAGAATAAATTGTAACTTCTTTGACTCCTTCTCTATATGCCTTTAATACAGCATTGTAAGCGGCTAACAATTCCATTTCATTATTTGTGGTATCATCTGAACCACCTACTGTTGTTTCTGTTTTATATTCATTCTTATAAGGTACTACCTCAACGTAACACCATCCACCAATGCCCGGATTTCCAGAACAAGCACCATCTGTATAAAAGGTTGCTTTTGTCTTTGGCATAATCAATTCTTCATTTTTGTTTTTACTCATTCTTTCTGTTCTCCTTTCTTTATCTCATCATAAAATACTATGGCTGTCTTTGCAAACAATTCCCAGATTGTTCTTCCTTCAAGATTTGTTATCCACTCACTATTATTGTCCAAAAGTCCATGTGTATAAAACACAAATTTTGTTTTATGCGGCTTTTTTGTTTTGTCTGTTTCAAAATATGAATTTATCCACTGCGTTCTATAACCATACTGTATCCTAACAAACTGCAAAAACTTCTCTAACTGTTCTAAAGGAACTATATCACCTTTTTCATATCCTAACTTAATCATTTTTTGTTTGATGGGTTTAATTTTCCATAATATCTTATTAATCTTCTCTTTTCCTTCCTGCTTTCTACAATCAATCAATAACATTTCTTGCACTTTTTCACTCATTCTCATGCTGTTCTCTCCTATTAAATTAATATAGGGCGGCATTTCTGCCACCCCATTGTCAACCCTCATATGGGGTTATTTATTTTAACAAAACGGAATTACATCTCAGATTTCCCAATCGTCCTCATCGTCTTCTTCTTCCTCAACCTGTGCTTTTGTATTTGTTTTCTTTGCGGCTTCTGCATCTGCCTTTTTAAGAATCTTTGCATAAACATCCGCTGATTTCTTAGGTACTGCGGTTAATCCTCTATCTTTACACATCTTGTAAAGTTCCTTCGCTGTCTTACCTGCATATGGGTCTGTTTCCTGCTCTTCTTCATCCTCCCAATCGTCCTCTGCATCCTGTGCGGCATCATTTTCTTTCAGAACTGCGATTAATGTTTTCTTATCACGTTTCTTACACTTAGAAGAAATACCTCTCTCACAACATAACTTGTAAAGTGCTGTGCTTGTCATTCTCTCATAATCATCTGCATCTTCTTCTGTTTCTTCTTCCTCTACTTCTGGCTCTGGTTTAGCCTTTGCCGCTTTCTTTCCTCTTGCTGGTCTTTTTACTTCTTTCTCTGGTTCTCCCTTCTGGTCTTCGCATCCTTCAAGCTTTGCTTTTAATCCTGCTAACTCTGCTTCCTTAATCTCGATTACAATTTCTAATTCTTTGTTTGTCATGTTCTTGTTCTCCTTTTCTTTTTTTTTAAATTGATTGTTTATCTGCTTTTTTACATTTATATTATAACATATGAACTATGTTATGTCAACAAGTTTTTAATTAATTTGTTCTAATGTTTTGTTAATTGCATCACGCAAGTTAACAAGTCCTTCTTTAGAAACAATTCCTAATCCATTTTTTAAGAACATTGTTGTGTCCTTTTCTCCTTCATGGATTACAATTTGTTCTGATACCGCATAACCTAATGTTTCACCATCAAGTGTTGCGGCTTCTGAAATCACAACATTTCTATTCTCTTTTGTCTGTGCTTTTGCAAGCTGATTATACTTTAATCTTCCCACTCTGTTTCATCCTCACTCTCTGTTGTTTCTGGTAGCTCTAATACCGCTAAAAATCTAAGAGGTATATATTCCTCGTCAACTAAACTTGTAATCTTATCAAGATTAACATTCTCAGTCAACGACTTAAAAGGAATAACTGCATTTCCATCCCTGTCAAAATTGATACCTCCGATAGTAAACATTCCTAAGCTTACTGACTCACCGCCAAGCTTTGCTTGGATGGTAATATCTGTATTTAATCCCTGTAAGAGTTCTACAGACGTTACCACTTCGTCATATCTTAATTTGACTTTCAACGTCACCTGTTTATTTTTACCGATATTCAAACCCTCAAAGGTTGCTACACCTTTTTGTCTGAATTTCTTTTCCAATTCGATTTTCTCCTTTCTTTCATTTTGTTTTTAAATTTTCTTTCCCGTTGTTCTCTCTCTTGTTTCATCTGTTCATAAAACTGCTCTCTTGTACTACACATTTTATTAATATCTCTATTGACCTTTTGCGTATCTTTATTATATTCCTTTTCTTCTTCAATGTCAACACTTTTTTGTGAAAATGTTTCATTTTGTTTTGCTTTTTTATATTCTTGATACTCTTTAAATTCTTCCTCTGGTATCATAACATACACACTATCTGTTGTTAAAAACTGCAATGCAAATATAGGTATCTTATGTGATGTACAAGCATGATATTCTAATGCATTAATATCCTCTTGCTTTACGCTTATACTCTTATTGTCTGTTGACTTTAACTGACACATAAATAAATCATTTTCCCCATCTTCTTTCTGAATCCATCCTGCACCAGAATTAATTGTAGGGTTAATGCCTAATCTATGCATTACTTCTGCTTCATTCTTGCGGTAAAATCTTGTTGACCTTTTAACCATTATTTCTTTCCCTTCCTAAACTCTATCACCTGTATCTGTTGTTTTTATTTGTCTTTCTTCCACTCTTACAACATAGTCTAAGATTTCTTTAATCTCACTTGCTTCTAATAACCCTATTTCTACAGTAATTTCCCCGTCATCAAGGGCAACTGATAAAGCACCCTCTAATGTCTCCGCAAGACTCTTTACATTGTAATTTTTCTTAATTAACACTTTTATTCCTTCTTTCTTACTATGCTTAATATCTTCTATTTATCTTTTTATTTTTACTTTCTTTATTCACATTCCCACAAATAATCAATAATCAAACTATCTGCTTTTTCTCTTAATTTGTGTTTGTTTTTCTTTCTATACTCTTCGCACTCTTTAAATGTTTTAAAATCTGTTGTTTCAACAACAATCCACTTTTGTCTGCAACCTTCTTTCCACCCTGTCATAAAATCTTTATAAAATGATTGTTCTGAATTTTCATGTCTATAAAACATGTGGCCTGTTACTATCTTTATTGCTCCTTTTTTGATTTTCCTTTTACGAGTATCATAATCATATAACGGAGTCGTAACAAATAAAAATGTACAAGGTTTAAATGTCTTGTTTTTATCTAACTCCCATTTTTTACAAGTATAAAATTCCAACTCATAGCCTAATCTTGACGATAAACATTCAACTTTTATTTCTTCATTTCTTAACTTACAATGTACATAATGCTGTGGTCTATCAAAAAAACTTCCATTTTTCTTATTTGTTGTTCTATATAAACAATGTTTGCAATTTGCACAGCTTTTTGTATATGGCTGTTTTTTTTTTAAATATTTCTCAATATCTTTCTTATATAATTTTAAATCTTCTTGAAACAATAAATCATTTCTCATTACATAACTGCTATTTTTAAAATGTTCATAAAGAATATTCCCATCTTTTCCATATAAAATATATTTTTCATCTTCTTGTTTCGGTTTTAATGGTATTCCACATTTATCTGTTTTATATCCAATATCACCTAACGATAACAAATATCTCTCTTGCCTTACACAATGATTATCATATTGTTTTCTATATTTACTATAAGAACCCCAATAATATTTTCTTTTTACTGAATTTTTAGCCACCTTGCTTACCTCCATTTGTTATTCTTTCTGCTATTCCTTGTATCATTGTTTTATCTTTTTGTTTTAATCTATCCCATAAATCAAAACCTGTTGTACCATCATAATCGTAAAACACATATCCATACTGTGTATTTACTTTAATCCATTCCTCTGTATGTTCTTTCTGTATGCTTGTTAATTGCCTTGCTATCTCATCATAATGTTTATCAGTCCATACGCTATCATCTAACATATAATACAAATAACTATGAACTAATATTACTCTTTGCAAGAACTCAACCTTCATTGCTTCTGTCCAATAAATATGAAATTTATAAATTATATCACCTTCTTTCCTTATTTTGTGTAATACTATTTGTTTTGTTTTATGTCAACAACTATGTTTAAAAAGTTGTTTCTATTGCGATATGCATTTCGTACATAATTTCAACAATAGTGTTTCTACTAACATCGTTTAACAATGCCTTTTCGATTTTCTCTAATTTGTTTCTATTATGTGAAACATTAAAACTTTTGAGAACCTTAAAAGCATTTACTCTATACTGTCTGTTTTCCTGCCCCTGTACATATCTTAACATTCCCATAATCTCTTTAACCATTTCTACTTTTCTCATTGCTCTCATTTTTGTTTCCTCCTAATTTGTTCTTTCTAATGTTTTCATTTCCTTTTGACAATTATATATTAACATATACATTATGTTTTGTCAACAACTTTTTGAAACTTTTTTAAAAACATAACAAAAAAATAAAAGGTGGCTGTTATGCCACCTGTAAATCATATAATGCTTTATAATACTTGTTTGAGCCTGTTGCTCTAAAACTATTAATTGTATCTTTTGTCATACCCTTAAATACTGCTATTGCCATAATCTGTTTTAAAGGAATATTTGTTGTTTCAAGTTTTGTTACCATCATAATGCAACGATAAGAAAATGTTGCACGAATGCCATTGTTATTAGCTTCTGTTCTTAAATCCCTTATAAAATCCACAAGGTCTTCATTATTGTTTGAAATAGATAACTCAATGTTTCTGTCATATCCAAACTCAATGATTGCAAATCTATCTAATGTGGCTTGGTCTAATACCATTCTGCCAGTATACATTTCATCTGCTCCGCTTCCAACTGTGTTTCCTGCGGCAACCACTCTGAAATTTTCATGAGCTTTTATCTTACCATTTGGGAACTCAAAGTATTTATTGGCGATAGCGGCATTTAATAAAACTAATACTTCTGGAATACTTGCATCCATTTCGTCAAGAAAGAATATTCCACCATTTTTGAAAGCTTTATAAAATTCTGTTTCATGATATGTTCCACCTGCATCAATAAAACCTGTTAATTTGTATTCTTGCTGAACACTGTTTGTAAAGTAAAACTCTAAACCAAGTTCCCAACTAATCTGTTCAAGTGTAAAATTCTTTCCTGTTCCTGCTTCACCTGCCAAATATACAGGAATATCATTTTCAATACAAGCTTTAATTGTGTCATATTGATAATGCCTTACTTCTTTTCTGTCCTCTTCTACTTTCTCCTGTTTATGTTCTTCTTTTTTAATTTCTTTAATTTCTACTTTTGGAAGTTCAACATTATTGTTATTAGCTTTAATGCCCTTCCTCAAACTATCTGTTGTTCTTTTCTCACTTCTAAAATCTTCTGGTTCTTTATATTGTGTTCCAACATTACTATCATTGAACTTATACCAATACAAAATACCTTGAATCTCAAAACAATAAATATTTTGCCTTTGTAATTCTATAATTTCTTTTGTATGTCTTCTAAATGTTCTTTTTAATTTTACTGTTCCAAAATCTGTTTTAACTTCAACTATTGCTTTATTTCCTTCTTTTGTTACTGATAAAATATTTCTTGTTTTCATTGTCTTATTCTCCTATCTAATTTTGTTTTATCTCTTTGCTGTATTTATAATAACATAAATACTTTTGTTTGTCAACATGTTTTTAAAACTTTTAGTTTGTTTTATAAAAGTTAATTATTAAGGTTAACAACCTTAAATCCTAACCCCTATAATCCCCTTCCCTTTACGCACATTATACCTCTTTTGTTTTGAGTTGTCAAGAACTTTTATCAAAAAATAAATGAGCTTCATATACACGCTCTAATCTATTTTATTATTCTACCCTATAAAGATTACCTTTATTTATATAGAATTGATTTAAAACGTATATATGAAGCTCATATCAATACTCTAGCATTTATATTTTTCTATATCTGTAATTTCTTCCTCTTCTACTATTGCAGGAATGAAATAAGTTTTTTCAAACAATAATTTAGCATCACTGTTTGATGCTGGTATTCCATAAAAACTTCCAAGATATTCACACTCTGGTAAACGCTCTATTAATCCAAATATAATTCTTCTTAACATAGATGGATGAACCATAGGAAATGCCATTTGTTTTATGTTCATCCTTTGTGAAGCGTCTTTTATTTTCACAACAAGTGAAACCATTTTAGGATTTTTTGCATAACTATTATTTGTTGCAACCAAGGCAATGTTTAAATTAATTCTATATCCATCCGATTCTAATTTGTTTACGAGTTTCAAAACTTTCAAAGACTGCTCTTTTATTGTTTTTGTTCCAACACTACAATTATATGATATACTTTTTGTTATGCTTATTACTTTGTTTTTTACAGGTACTCTTTTATTTGAAATCATATTTGTCGGAATACCTTGTAAATATCTAGGTACGGAACACTGGTAACCTGCCACTCCATAACAATTTCTATTCTTGAATGAAACGCTTGTATTTACCTTTTTAATGCTTTGTGTAAATTCCTTTGAGACTTCATCCCAACCATGCAATAAAAGGTCTTCTGCGGCATCATATGACTCTGTACCAGTAAAAGATTCTCTGCCACGTTCTGATTTCCTAAGTGGTTTAAATGTATCGGTTAATTTGTCCTCATTGTCACGAATGAAACGAACTACTTCTGTTATACTATTAAAATGAATTATGTTATTCTTTCCTACTTTTTGTTTTACCATTGTTTTGTTCCCTCCTAAATAATTTGTTTTCTCTGCTTATGTTTTAATTATATAACATTTGTTTTGTTTTGTCAACAATAAATTAAATAAAAAATTGAACGCTTATTTTCGTTCCAATAATCTTATTATTCTGTTCATTTCTAATTTAGTCTTCGCACACCTCAACATTAATAATTCTTGCCGTCTTATGTGTTTTCTTGAAAATTTCTTTTATCTCCTCTTCGCTTACGGCTTTGCCATACCATTCAGATTCGTAGCAATTCTGTCCATAATAAATTCTATATGTTCTCACTAACTCTTTTCTTTCTTTCATTGTTTTGTTCTCCTTTTTTGTTTTATGTTTTGTTTTCTCTTAACTTGATTATATAATAACATATTTTTGTTTTGTTGTCAACATATTTGTTTTAATTTGTTGCAATAAAATAGGAGTATGATTTCTCATACCCCATAATTCTCCACTATATTTATATAATTATTATATTATTCCTTCATCTACACACTCCTGTAAATGTGAACAACCTCTACAATTATTTAAGTCGCAACTGCAACAATTATCCGAACAAAGAACTGTCATAACAAACTTGCAAGAAAAATCATCACCACAACCTTCTTCAACGCTAACTGTTTCTGCTTCATCACTATCTTTTACTTCTATAGCTTCTTCTGCTTCTTTGTTTAATTCTTCTATTCTACTATAATCCATTATATCAGCCCTTCCTCTATACATTCTTGTAATTTCTCACAACCTCTACAACCAATCAAAGGACACCCTTCACAGGTTCTTCTTTCTATTCCAAAACAAAGTTCTGTTCCAGAGAATTTACAAGTTGATTCTACACTACGACAACCTTTTTCAATATCTATCGGTTCGAGTTCATCTAAATAAAATATTTCTTTTAATTTGTTTTTAATAAAATTAAACATTAAAATTTCTCCTCCTTAAACTTTTGTTTGCTTTTAGGTAGGTAACCACACATTGCGATACAGTAACTATCTGCTAAATCATCATTGACTTTACAAGGTACTTTCTGACCGTTTATTTTAACCTGTATAACCCCTTTAGTACCTTTACCCTTGTATTCCTCCACTATGTATTTTAAAAACCCTCTTGACTTCATATAAAGGATTGTACGGTACTTCTTAGGGTCAATACCATATTTGTTTTCTAATGGTTTACTGCTACCTACTATTTGGCTTTTCCAGAAACGTGTGTCTACAGAATACACAGGTATTTCATCACAATAATAAAAGAAATCAATTATAGTTGCTACTAATGCACCTGTTGATTTGATGTAGGCTTCTGAAAGAAATCCCTGTGAACGTAAACGAATTCTCTCTGTCAATACCAATGGATTTTTTATATCATACTTTGACATAATTCCCTCAAGAATATTTCTTAATGTTACCCTTTTTTCTGAGTTGCTATTACAGACTTTATAATCAACCGAAATCATATCAATAATATATTTGTTTTTTAAAATTGTTATGCCTGTGCGTTTATAACTCTGGTCTATACCTATTACCCACTCAACCATCATTCTTTACCACTTAATAAGTCAACATCTTCTGCAAAATCATTTATATACTTTTCTGCCAACCTTCTATCATTATGCCCTTTTTCTGGATGTTCCATGTTCTCAATGTAATGCATTTGTTTGTCTCTAAACCATGCTGTATCTACCATTATATAGTCAGAACCATCTAACAAATATAATAAAAGCTTTCCTTTAATCTTGCCACAAAAAATATATCTTTTTTCATTTTTTCTTCCTTCTTTGTTAATTGAAAAAATATCACCGAATATTATTGTCTTTGCCATGCTCTCTTAAAAACCTTTCCTTTCTTCTTTTTGCTAAGCCCCTTTGAAACCTTTCTTTTTCTTCCAATGTATTTATTGGTTCTGTTCTACCTTCCAAATAATTTTCTTTTAAAACTTTTAATTGTATATTTTCTTTATGTTTCCTTATCCAATCCCTTGACACTGTTTTAAAATTTTGCAATGTCTGATTCCAAATCAAATATTCATTTCCTATTCTTCCGCAATATTGGCAAACATATTTGTTCCCACTTTTGGTAAAGAATCTAAACAACTGCCCCTGTTTTATTGTTTTAACCATTCAATGCATTTCTCCTTTGTTGTAAATACTGGATATAAGTCTGTTGTTTTAAATCCATTATTTATTGTTTGATTACCAAACCTGTAATGATTTACTACTTGTCCATTTTGTAACTTCTCATTCAGTTCCTTATCTGTTGTGCATTTAAGTGCATAAAAATGATAGCGTATTCCTTCTGTTGTAATTGTTACCATTTCAACTCTGCCTTTGAATATAATATTTTTCTTTCCACCCTGCTTCTTTGCACAAAATACAAGGTACACAATATCATTTGGTTCACACAACACATTTGCCAAATATGACACTTTTCTTTTCTCCTTTCTCTTGTGGGGATGCATACACTCCTTTTCCTCACAATCCATGCAATCAAGATATGTAACATACATCCCCATAGGTTTACAATACTTGCTTATGTTATCACCTCACTTTTTGTTCTCTCTATTGTTTACGCTTATATAATAACATAGAGGTTGAACAATGTCAACCCCTTTTTGTTTTATTCCTCTACTAATTCAAAATAATGTGCTAACCACTCAAACACAAAAGGAAGATGATAAGAACCAAAGCCTAATGTGTCCATTTCCTGTCCTACCTCCTTATAATGGATACAAAAGTAAGGCTTTAAAACAGAACCAGAAACAACAATCTCCGCATTTGTTACTTTAATTTTCTCGTCATGTTTCTCTACAAGCTCACTATTTAATAATTCATTTTTTGTTTCATCATGTTTATCCATATTAAATCCCATATTAAATCCTTTCTTTCTCTTTCCCATAACAGACTTCTCTCATGTTGCAAACTTCTGCCATTTTACAATTATACCCTGTGCATTCCTTTGACCTCTTGACTAATTTGTTATGTTTTATTAATCTATGCTTTGCTTTCTGTATGTTTTCTAGCCGCTTAATATATTTCTTTATTTCCTCATAATTATACTCATAACAAAATACTTTGATTTCCTGTGTGTTTTTATCCTCACACAAAACAAACCCTTTATGTATTCCTGTTAAATGCATATACAGTTGTAATTGCTTTCTTCCTGTTTTATGATATGTTCCCTTATCAATCATGTTTTTAAATTGATATGTATTTACTGATTTAATCTCTACAACGTATCTCTCACCATCTATACAGCAAATTATATCGGGAGTGTAGGATAAGTCGTATTCATCACGAAAACGGCTGTAATCACAATCTAGCGGCTCACACAAACCCCCTCTGATAAATAACCTCTGCCATTTCTCATGTATGGCATCCCCTTCGCTAAATATTCTTTTTAATCCTACCTGTACTTGTTCCCCTTGCTTTTGTTTATAAAATATGCTTAATACCTGTTGCCGCAAACAAAACTTTTTATCTGATACAATAATAGCAGATGCATGGAGTCCTTTTCTTTCTGTTGTCTCTGCACCTCTTGTCATTACAGAACGTAAGAAAACCAATTCTTGCTCTATGTTTTTATCAAGATAATGCAAACTATTCAATTTATGTTCTAGTTCTGTTTCCTGCGTTGATTGTATCCGAGTAAATGTTTTCTTCGCTTCTTTTTTGATTTCATCTAAAAGACCCATTGTTCTGCACCTCTACTGATATTATATCTTTTTCTTGATATTTTGTCAAGTCAACAAATCTTTCTATAACACTTTGCTCATTTGTATCATAACAAAAAAATGTACATATTGTATTATATTCCAAATCACTCCTTTTATATCGTAAACAATAAAAATTTAGTCCAGTTTCATTCATCCTTTGTATTTTTCTCTCCTTTCTGTCATGATTTCTTTTCTTACATCCTGCAAATCCTCAAAAGGAATAAATCCCCTATCATAAATCAATGGAATTTCACACTCGCCTTTTGGGTTACAAACTTTTGATTTTACAACTTTGCACTTCATAATCATTCCAATAGTTTCCTTGTTTGCTGTGTTGTACGGATTGTGGTTCGGAATATCAATATAACCCTTTCGTGCTACCTGTATTCTCAAAGAACAACTATGTTTTAATTTATGACCGCCCGGAGTTTGTATATTATCCCCAAATGGCAAGGCGTTCATTTTGTCTCGAATCTGATTGATAAATATAACGGTTGTTCCTGTTTGTTCTATTACATCCTCCAAAGTTGGTAAATATTTATCCATTAATCTAGCAACACCACCAATCCTTGTTTCTTGTTCGCTATCCGTATTTACAGCCTTTCTGATTTTGTCTATATCATCCTTTGGTTGCATAGATGGTACGCTGTCAATAATGATTAATGGAATACCTTCCTCAGCGAATCTGATTGCTCTATTAAATGCTTTTTCACCATACCTTGCTCTGTATACTAACATCTGTTTTGGTTTATTTCCAAACACTTTTGCTCTATCTGAATCAAACGTACCTTCAATTGGTATGTCTAAACAAATTTCATGTTGTGAACATAAATGATATGCTAAGGAAGTTTTTCCTGCGGATTCACCACCAAAAATTTCTATCGTTCTTCCTTTTGGCATACCTCCACCAATTATGTTATCAAGTTCTGGCAACCCTGTACCCCATCTAGGAATTTTCAAAATACCATTTTTACTTCCCAAACTATATACAGACCCATCACCCTCTTTTTTTGAGATTTCCGAACACAATTTCATAATTGCTTCTCTATTCATTTGTTTCATTTTCTTTTCCTTTCTTCGTTTCCATCCATCCAACATTCACAGCTTGTATAATAATCTACATTGTCTAAGTATAAATCTGAATCAGAATTATTGCAAAACAGGAATCCTTTTGCAAACTCACTGTATAAACAATTTGAACAACGCTCTGGCTTATCTGGTCTAACAATCTTCATTTTTTAAATCCTCCATTACTTAAAATGTCTTTTTATTTAGCCACCATTGTGCTATTGTACTTCACGACTCTGCTAATATATCTTTTCTCATTAAATTCTAATGCACCTTGTTCTTCCAGAATGTTTATTACTCTGCTTGTTACTGCTCTGCCTTTACATCTATCATAGAAATCATCATAGTCTAAAAACTTGCCATTCTTCTTCCTTTCTAACTCTATCTCTGTGGCGGCTTTATCTCCTATTCCTTTGATAATACTCATACCCTGTTGTATAACCATTTCACCATCATAATTTCTTAGTGAGGTTCTGGCTGTCTGGTTTACATGAGGCAACATAACCACGACACCATCTTTCACGGCACATTCTGCATACTTAAAAATGTTTGCTTCATTCAATGCATATTTCATTTTTACATACCAAAATTCTGTCGGATAATGCACCTTGTACCACATTTGGTCTACACTAATTAAAGAATACCCTGTACTGTGCCCTTTATTAAAACCATAGATTAACATACTACCCCATAAACTATCTGTCTGCTTTCTTGTTAATCCTTCACTTCGACAACCCTTATAAAAATCTTTCTTCATCTGTTCAATGATTGGTATGTACTCTGGTTTTGTTAGGTTCTCTGCTTTCTTCATAATCTTTAATAAATCAAAACTCTGTGGAGCTGTTAAATGTCCTACCTTCTGAGCAACTTCTACAGTTTGCTCTTGATATAGCATTGTGCCGTATGTTTCTTGTGTATATTTATAATATGGTGTGTTTTTGTCTGCCTTGCCAGATAATTTGTTATACGCATATGTTTCATGCATTTTTAACTGTAATGGTGCAGGTCTGTTCAACGCATTTACTGCAATAACATCGTTCATACAATCACAGTGTATCATGTCAAGAATCTTCTTTGGTGCAGATTTCTCCATCTGAAATATCCCATCTGTATTTCCTGCTCTAAAATTATCATAAATATCTTGTTCTTCTCTGTCCTCGTCTGTTATTCTATGTCCTGTATACTCTCTCAGTTCTTTTGTTTCAGATAATGTCTTAAGTCCTAACATATCAAACTTAATACAGTTAATATGCTCCAAGTCATTGAGGTCATAACAAGACGAGTATGCATCTTTACCACGTCTTATGATACAAGTATAGTTTGATATGTCTGTACCTACTACAGCCACCCCAGCGGCATGTTTACCAAGATAACGTATCTTTCCATACATCTTGGTAAAATGCTTCATTATGTTATCATACAAATCATTGTACTCATAATATGCCGCATCATCCTTTAATGCCTGCATATCCAACTCGCCCTCAATCTCATATCCATGTATAAATGCTTTTATTTCTGCAACAATCTTTTTGTTATGGTCTTTGTCAAACTCGTCCAATTCGCTACCCGATGTTGGTAAACCACACACACCAGACAAATCATTTACTAAATTGTCAATGTTATATTCTCCATAACTACATATCTGTACAGCCTTTCCTTTGTGCTTTGCGATAACATAATTAATAACTTCCTGCCTGCGTTCTGTCTCGAAATCTACGTCTATATCTGGCATTTTTTTTTTGTCCTTACGCATAAACCTGCTAAAATCTAAATTATACTTTATACTATCAACATCTGTTATGTTTAATGCATATGCAACTAAACAATTACAAGCCGACCCTCTTCCTGCTCCTACTTCTATGCCATTGGCTCTCGCCCAGTTAACATAATCTTGCACCATTAAAAAATAATCATCAAAACCATGATAATGTATTACATCCAGTTCCTTCTTACATCTTGTTACATATTTTTTGTTATATTTTCCTTTTTTCTTTAATCCTCTAATTATGTTTTGTTTCAACAATTTATAACTGTCTCCACCTGTTGAAATTTGCGGAAGCTCAAGCTCGCATCCTTCCAAAATGTCACTTTCCACTTTGTTATAAATCTCGTCCATATTGTTTATGTATTCTGTTGCTATGTTCTCCGCTTCTCCCGAAAGAACCTTGTTATAGATTTTTACAAATCTTTTCTTGATTTCTTTTTCAGATGGCATATACCTTTCGCCATATGTTCTTTTTACATCTAATGTTGTTTTACCTATTTCATGCATTTTGCAATAAGTATCAAAATCTTCCTTACGTCCAAAATGTGAGTCAGAAGTTAAAATGCATTTAATGTTTAATGCTCCTGCTAATCTCATAAGCACCAAATCTGTTTTTTCTTGTGTATGTTTTGTATCAATCTTATACGGCTGTATCTCAACATACAAATCTTTTCCGAATATACTTTTGAACTTCTCCAAAATCTTTACAGCCATCTTTTCATTATTGTTTATTATTGCTTGTGACGTTGCACTCGCTATACAAGCTGTGGTACAGATTAAACCTTCTGAATACTTTTCCAACAATTTAAAGTCCACGATTGGTTTGTAATAAAACTGTTGTGTATTTGCTTCTGTCATGATATGACAAAGATTTTCATAACCTTTTAAATTCTTAACAAACAAATTTAAATGATATGATTTTCTTTTAGGGTTTTCTTTGTTATATACTGGCTGAAAATAAATCTCACATCCTAATATCGGCTTTATACCTGCATCCTTGCAAGCCAACCAATGCTGTATTAAACCAGACATGTTTCCATGATTACTTATTCCAAGTGCTTTGTATCCCAACTCCTTTGCTATCTCTACCAATTCTTGTGGCTTTCCGAATCCATCAAAAAAGCTGTGTTCATCATGCCTATGTAAATCAAAAAATTTACTCATTGTTTTCGCTCCTTACACTTTATATTATAACAAAAGGGCTGAACTATATCAGCCCCTAAATGTTATTATTTATTAATCCCAATCATCGTCCTCTGTTTCTTCATCATCCCAATCATCGTCCTGCTCTTCATCATCTTCTTCTAAAATATCAATATAATATTCTTTTGTCTTTCTAGGTTTACAATCGAGACCTCTTTCCTTACACATCTGATAAAGTTCTTTTGCTGACATTTCCTCATAATCTTCTGTTTCTTCTTCAATCTCTGACTCTGGTTCTACTTTTGTTTTAGTTTTTCTTCCTTTTGTTTTAACTCTAGTTGGCTTTTCTTCGTCCTCTTCAATTTCTGAATTATCAGCAGGATAAGCCTTGTCAATTGCTTTCAGAATTGCCTGTTCTGACATTGGCTTCACTTTCTCATTTCTGAATTTCTTTTTGTCCAAAGGAATAACAGAATAGGTTGTGTTTTGTCCTTTTCCAATTCTCTTTATCTCAAAATCTCTGTCTGTAATAGTTCCATAAGTTTCATACATAGAAGCTAGTGCAGGAACAGGAGAACAATTATTAACAGCAAACATAAATAACTTAACTTCTTTGCTTTCATAATCATATACGCTCCATACATACATATTTCTTGTTCTTAAATCTTCATCTTCGCAATATGAGCATTCTCTTCCAAACATTTCTTGGCAAGGAACATTCACACCAAGTTTGAAACTATCATGGAAAGGAATCTCCACACCATCTTCCATATCATTTAAAAATCTAAGTCTAATTTTTGTCCCCTCTTTGAAAAAAATAAACTTACCTTTGTTTGTTCCACTTTTTGCAATCTCATTTTTTATTGCTTGAATTGAAATAGCCATCTTTATACACTCCTTTTTTTGCTTTATCTTTTTGATATTCTTACATCAAAATTTTTAATACGAATACAGCTAAAATCCTTTACATTTACAAACAACACCCTCTTGCTCAATCTCTTCAATAATA